TCCTCTTCGTCCTCTTCTTGAGGAGCAGACGAACCAGTCGTAAGATTAAAGTAATGCTCGTCGAGCAAACGCTGCATATCAGCAGGCGTAGTACTCTTATCTACAGCAGTTAGATCATGTACGGAGTCATATACTTTTGCAATATCGACATCGATCTTAGATGGAGACAAGAACTTAGAAGAAGCATACGTAACCATCATCTTAGAACTCTTTGCTCCACCTGCTCGTACCTCACACTTAATGCGAAGAGTGCAACCACCCTCGACATCAAACACCTTCTCGACACCAAACTCAGCAGCATCATCTCCCTCAAGAGCACTGTCAATAATCTTGGCAAGCTCCTTACCATAACGAAGAATCTTAACCTGACCTTCGTTTGCCCGATTAGTAGGATCCTCAATGACGTACACATTAGTCATCCAGGATGTCTTACGAGATAGATCAGCTGATGCCTTCTTCTCGGACTCAGTACCGGTACGATAAGTCTTCAGATAGTAAGTATCGATCGGGCAAGACTCACCAAATGTACCAGGGCAACGGTGAGATACAAACTTGCCAGTGGAGTTCGAGGTCCAAGCATGGTTAAAGTACTTGAAGATAGACTCAGTAGGAGCCTTAGGATTAGGAACAATACGAAGAAGGTATGTATTACCTGCAGTGAACTTAAGGATCTCTTTATAGAGACCGTTACCTCCAGCACTCTTCTCAGAGTTGCTAAGAGATTGCTTGATGGCTTCGAACATGGACTTTGTGTTTACGGATGTACTCATATGTTTTATATTACGTTGGGTTGTTGTTTTGTCAACTGTGAATATACAAAATTACTCACAGTTGGTAAAGCTTTTTTAAGAAAAATTTTTAATTCAGATGAATTATTGTATTGAAGTTTTAGTTTGTTAAACTGTTCAGCAAAATCACTTACATAAAAGCGACGAACATCTTCAGTAAGACTTTGCATAGCAGAAAAGACATCAGGAAATTCCATCATAGCATAAACATTAATTTTGTTTTGCTTGTAGTGAGTCATCCATGTAAACACATCAGATGTTCTGTGTGTAGAATATTTGTGAAAAGGAATGTTTTGCTCAATACAAAACTTAGCAATAAACTTTAATGATTCTTCTACATGTTTGAGTTGAGAATCTGGATTTTGTATAAAAATAAGTTTTTTGTACGTAGTGTATGCTTTAACAGCTCTCATGGAAGAAAAGTATTCCAGGTCAAAATATTCAACATCAGGATACAATTTGTATGGAGCTTCAAAATAAGAATCCAGATCAATCTCTGGATGCTTCTTTAAGAAGATAGACAAACGTTTTAGAAATTTGTGTTTGTCTGTATTAGCTATAGCGTCAAACGATTTTCTAAATTTGAAAGGTTTGTTTTTAACAGAACGAGATACAGCATAATGCTTATTATAAAGCAACTTTTCTAGTTCTGTCAGATGATTTTTTTCCATTTGCCTTTCTAACAATAGATTTGGTGAACTTTGATTTTACTAGATTTGGATGAAGATACAACAAAGATAATATAGATTCTTTGAATGAATCTGAAGACGTAATTTCGGTAAAAAAATCTTGATAGGTGGTGTCTTCTAAGAGCAACACAAACAAAGTTGTAACATTAATTTTTTTGTTTTCTAAAATTGATATTAGAGATCCTGCTTTTAATACTCCGTCTATAAATTCTCTCGATTTAATTCTATCAAGAGGATTTGCTGTTGAGTTGTCTAGCTCCAGACCTGGAAAAATCATGTTAGGAATATTTAATTCCTATTCCAAAGGTTTCAACATTTTTGTAAATTCAATAAATTCGTCAGTAAGATTACCTCCAGCTGCTGCTGCATGTCCTCCACCATTTGCAATTCGTTGAACAAACTTAGACACATCGACAGTATGGTTTTTAGAATTTCTTCTTACAGCAATACGTTTTTGTTCAACCAATACAGCAATAACAACATCAACGTCGTATTTTTTGAAAATGTAGTCACAACATTCAGCAACATAGTTATCACAAAATACAGCACTTACAGTTACAGGTTCTTCTTCAAATACAAATTTACCAAAGAAAGGCTTTAGTGTTTTTAAATATTGATCTCTATTTTTCTTGTATATAGAAATAATATTAGTTTTAAACTTATCAAAAGGTTTAAACCCGTCGTAATAATCTTCAATAAATGATTGTATTTTGTTGTTTGTGTTATGATATACAATATTAAGTTCTTCTGACAAAGGTGTCGCGTTTGTATTAGAATCGTAATCGTCAGCTAATGTAATAAGAGTTTTTTTGGCTATCGATATATCTTTGTCTTTCAAGTAATTTAAGTAAATTAACTTTGCACACGACGTAAAGTTTACAACAGTATTTTTTGCATGTTTGTACGGATAGATATTTGTTTTGTGGTGATCAATAATTGTAACATTTTCTCTATCAATCAACGATCCAACTTTGGATACATCTAAATCTAAAAAGTACATAGGTACATTTTTATCATGAGTTTCCATAATTTTTGCTACATCAGCTTCAAGTTTTTTTGGTGTCGTACCGTATAGTCTAACCTTTTTATTCAAAGCCCAGCACATAGCTAGGTAAGAAACTATGCCGTCAAGATCAATATGAGATATAATAATTGGTTCAGGATTCATTGGAAATTGTGTTTAAAGCGTCTTCAACTCCTCTAACAACGTTGTCGGTAGATGGAGAGTCTTCTTCAAAATAGTCTGGATTAGTTTCTTTTAAAGTCAACGTATGATAGTTACAACGGAAGGCTCCTGAACCGTAATTCGGACCAAAACGATTCTTTTGCATACCCATATTAATAATACCAAGTTCTCTATCTTCTGGCTCTTGCCATAGTGAACAAATAACATCACAAGTAGCAGCAAGACCAATACTTTCAGAAATACCTTCCATGCCAGGACTTGCAGTATTAAATGATCCTCGATTGAGTTGAGTTGCACTTACAACAGGTAATCCATGCTTAAACGATAAAGCTCTTAAATGTTCGCAAATTTCTTTTACTGATTCATACGAATTAAGATTTTTTGCAATCGGATGAATAAGATTAACATAATCTATTACAATAATATCTGGAACAAATCCTTTATGTTTGAGCTTAGTTATAAAAGCATCGATCTGTCTTACTGTAACCGTTTTTGGAGGATACTCTTTAATAATCAACCGACTGTTCAAATTCTTTTTTATGCCTTCCAAACTTTCTTTAAGTTCGTTAGTATACGATTTCAGATCGTTATGAGGAATTTGAGTAAGCTGAGTGCTAATACGTTTTGCATACATAAACTCAGACATTTCGAGTGTAACAAGCAAGACGTTTTTATTAGCAAGTACCATATTAGCTGCAACGTTTCCGAGAACAATTGATTTACCAACATTTACTTGTCCAGCAAACACCACAAGAGTTTTAGGAAACAAACCACCTTCGCATTTGTCATCAAAGAATTTCCAGCCAGTTGGTATAGGCTTATACGTTGCAACTAATTCTTTAACATGTTTCTCAATATCTTCAAAGTACCAATGACCAAGATTTTCAGATAATGTAATGTTATAAGCTTGCTCAAATTCTTGAAGAGCATCTTCGATTCTAAAAGAATCTTCAGAAAATTTATCAGCTACATTAAGAATAGTTTTGTAAATAAACCGCTCCTTAAGAAACCTTTCTGTATTAATAACTAATTCATCTTTGTTGAATGATGTCTCAAGTTGAGATAATTTGCTCTTAACATCTGCTAAGGCTTTTCTGTCCTCATCAGAGGTCATACGAGCTTTAATTTCTGTTAGTGTAGGAACTGACCCTCGCTGAGTAAAAAACTGATTTATGCCCGTTATAACGCGTGCAATGCTCTTGTCTACAAACAGCGCAGGATCTAGATAATTAACAATAGATGCAAGATATTCTTGATCCGAAAGAGCATTCAGTAGAATAATGTTCTCAAAATAATCCAAGTCAAGCTTGGGAAGCGGTGCAGGTTTAGTCATCCGCTTCAGTATCATCTAACTCCGCATCAACGTCAATGTTAATTTCGTTCTTAAACGAGAGCTCCGTCTTAAGCTTTTCTTCAAGAGTAGGAAGAATCTTAGCCCAGACTGACTCATCGTCTTTCCAGTCCTTAAAGAAACCAAGTGTCTCTCCATTGAGAACATAACGATGACCAGCCTTTTCGAGGACTCCGTAACCTTCAGCCATCTCCAGTAGTCCTGAATACTTGTTCAAGCCAGTCTTAAAGTTGAGATACAACTCGGTCTCAAGGAAAGGAGCTACAAAACGATTCTTTGTAGTAAGAGTGCGAAGAGTCATTCCATTAATACCTTTTGACAAAAAGGTGGTTTCGGTGTTTGAATCTTTATTCTTACTATCCTCAGTCTTTTCAGTCTTCTTAGCCATCTGCACAATGACCGAAGCCATGTAAAGAGGACCAGAACCACCTGCTTGCTTCTTGATAGCCGAAGGATGAAGCTGTGAAGGATCATCGTAAATATGGTTTGTAAAAATTACAGGACAATTAGCTTTTGCTGCAGAATGTGTAATTGCTCTCATCAAACTTTTAAGAGCTTTAGCTCTGTTACCCATATCAAGAGTATCAGTACCTTCTTCAATCTTCTTCTTTTCTTGTGTAGTAATAAGATTACCAAGCGAATCAATTACGATGAGAACCTGACCTTGCAAATTGTTTGCAATGATGGAATTTAAAAATTGAACAATTTCATTCCTGCATTGTTCTGTAATCTCAGATGGAACGTGTTTAATCTTTGAAGTGTCACAACCAAGTCGCTTGGCTGTAGCTTCATCTAGTGCACCTTCAGTATCAAAGTATGCAATATACATTCCTTTCTTCTGAGCGTTGGCCATAATCTTATTAGCCATAAGTGTCTTGCCACACGACTCCGGTCCTACAAAACCAGTCAAACGTCCCATAGGAACACCGCCAAAAAGTGATCCTGAAATAATTGCATTAAGAGCATACGAGCCAGTATCAATCCAACTTACAACTGATGAAAGACTGTTATCGTTAAGAGATGCTGCTGATGGATTAAGATTTTCCAAAACCTTAAAAGCATCTGCAATAGAACCTTTAATACCATTTGTCTCGTCGTTTTTTTGTTTAGCCATATAGAGTATTATGAGTCAAATATACTTTTTTACAACACAAAAAAAGCTCCTTGGAAGGTTTAATTCCCAAGGAGCTTTTAGAGTTGTTTATCTTAGCTTTCGGAATCGAACAGCTTGACGACTGGAGCCTCCTCTGCCGTTTCTGCTGGAGCTACGACGGGAGCAAACAACTGGTTGTATTGATTGACAAACTGATCAACAAAAACAATCGAGTCAGCAAATGTAATGCTGTCCTTCTTGTAATGCCAAACAGTTGCAACATTCCGATCAGCCTGAAACTCTCTGAAAAACAGAGGAAGGATCTGAAGCTGGATCTGACCAGTCTGAACGTTTGGTTGTACTGCTACAAGAGCAGGGTTTTCTACAGATACGGTTGTGTCGTCTTGGGTGACGGCCTTTCCGATGATTGTTCTTCCGATTGTGTCAAGAAAAACTACTAGGTTGGTATTTGTGTTTTCACTCATATTACATTTATAACTTACGACCTTTTTTTTCGTTTTCAACAGAAAAAAGATAATCAAATAAATATTTTTCTCCTTCAGGAGTTAATAACACTCTATCGTTAGATGTGATCCAGGCAACATCGTTCATACACAACGCTATAAGAATATCTCTGTGCAAGTCATTGTTTGTGAAGTCTTCAACGGTATAATCATCGGACAACAAGGACTTAAGAACTTTAAAGACATCTTTCTTGTATGCTGCCATTATTATGCTCCTAGCAACTCAAACAAATCAGTCTGAACTTCTTTATTGAGATTAGGTGTAATCCAATCAATCGCTTCGTACAGACGTTCAACAGGCTGAGTAACAAGCTTTGCAAACATTTTATCCCAATCAACTTGTAGATTGAATTCTTCTGGAAAAGCCACAGGATATGAAATTGCATCAAGGCCATAACTATTCTTTTTGCAATACAACTTTTTAACCTTTTGACCTGTACGAATTAATTCTAATTTTAAATCTAAGTTGTTTTTCTTAACTAAGATATTATACGCAATTGCTCCCTTAACATGAGATGGTGTTGCATTTTGAAACTTAAACAACGAAGCTCCTTCAGCATACTTCTCTAAGTTATTAATAGACGAACGCAAGGCTACATCATCGGGACTGAGTTTACAAAATTCTTCATAACTGTTACGATAAACTTCATTTGTAGTTTTTGGATTTTTTGTCAGCAAAGCTGTTTTTGTAATATTTTCAATAAACTTTTTTACTTTCTTAGGAGTTGTCGAACGGACAAGCTCTACACCGACAAATTTGAACTTATCCATCGGAATACCTTTATTGTCAAGAACTCGCAAAATATAACGCTTCTTCTGCAAAAAGACACCAACATCTGCAATCGCTTCACGCTTGAAAACGTAACGAGGATCAATTGAAAATAATTCATTCTTAGCCCAGTTAAGAATTTCAGTATTAACTTCTTTGTCTATATCAGAAACGAGACTATAAACAACCGGATTAATCTTATCGCCTTCTAGAAGCTGAATACCTAGTTTGTCGAGCAAAGGCTGAATAGTAATGTATACAGAATCGGTGTCTTGATAAATTGTGCAAGACTTACCAGTAATGTCATACTTGGTTTTCAAATATTCGTCGATAATAGACGAACCAGCTTTTGCTACGTTTTGACCAGTAATAGTAATTGACATTGCATTGTCGATATCCATCAATGAAGAATGTTTATTAGCAAATGTTCCGTAGATTGAATTCAAATAAATTTTGAATGTATATTGAAGAGTATCAAGATAAATCATTTTATCTTTTGTTTCCTTCGTAGGTGTTTTTTCTAATTCAAGTACGTGAAGTTGCTTTTGTATCTCAACACGCTCTTTGTAAATTTCATTAATAAGATTTGGTATAACTCCCTTTGCTTTTTGAGAATACAAAACACCAGCTTTTGAAAGAGCAATCTTCTCTTGCTTCATCATTTTCTTAAAATCTTCTACTTGTGTCGTGTGTGATTTACCGTTCACAAGTTTGATCGTAATCTCTTTATCTGTATCAATATCTCCTGTGACAATCTTACCAATCTTAGTTTCAGGTGAGATGTTCAAAGTAATAATAGTATTAGGATACAGTGAATTTACGTCAAAGCTTGTAATAGCCGTTTGCAACCCACGTACAGGCTCTTTAACATAGCCTCCTTCATAAGACTCTCTATCTGCAGACGTACCGAATGTAGGAATAATATAACCTTGTTTGTGAGCTTGAATTGCAACAGCTCCTGTAACAATAGATACTTTTCCTAGTGCAGCTTCAAAGTTTGTGCAACCACGATACGCTAGCAATCTTACAATCTGCAAATACTTTAATTTGTGTTCTAGCTTTACGAGTAGATGAACGTCCTGAATGTTATAATCCACAAAGGTCTTCCAATCGGTTGACGCAAGTTCTCCAAGACTCGTTGCATTGTACGCAATCTTTCCTTCGTTTAATTCAATTTCCGAAATGTAATTCAGCGAATACGACTCACGCTCACCTACGGAAAACGTCTTGTAAATTTCAAGATAATCGATATGATTCAAACCGCACATAACCCACTTTGTAACTTCTTTACCAAATGTGCTCGTAAAGATTTTTCTGCTTGTTACTCTACCAACAGGCGAAAACTGCTGAATAAATTCTTCTCCAAACAACCGAATACAACGATTCATAATATATGGAATATCGAAACCTTCTGTATTCCAACCACTAACAATATCAGGATAGTCTGCTTTCCAAAAATCTGCAAAGCGAATGAGTAAATCTTCTTCGTCTTTGCAACGATAATATATGCACTTGTCTAATGTGGGTGTGTACTGTTCAGTCAAACCCCAAGTATGAGTAGTTTGAGTGATAGTATCAAAAATTGTGATCAAATTAATTTGATCCTTTGCTTTTTCGGGAACTGGAAACTCTCCTACAGAGTAGGTTTCAATATCAATAAAATATGTCTTGAGAGCAAATTTAGAAAATTCAGAATTGGTGTTGTGATCTTTATAGAGATCAATGAGAAACTGTTGCTCCGGTGATAGGTTATGAAATAAGCGCTTGTTAGCAGTATTCTCAGTAAACCTTCTGCGATCAATACTATTCTTAAACGACTTTTTTACAAGCGAGGTTTTAAAAATAGAAGTACCATCCTTTGCACCTTCTTGCTCAATGTACAAGTATGGCCTAAAAGGAATTTCAGACGAAATTCTATCGCCATCTTCAGTCCACGTACTTAAAAAGATGCTTTCGTTAAAGGGATTATAATATACACTTCTATACATAGAGAAGAGTATAAACCACTCTAGTGGACAATCAAACTAAATATTTTCTGTTCGGATCTCCGTATTTTGTAAAATACGATTCGTGATGCTTCATTAAATTGGCATCATCATCTAGCCAAAACTTTTCAGCATGAGCACGAGCTTTTTTACAATGTTCCACGTAGTTATTTTGATTTTTTGTTACCAACTTTAAACAATCAATAAATTCTGCACCTGTAGAGTATTTTAGGAAAGCATCTTTGTACGTGGGCATATCTGGACACACACAAGGAAGACCAAGTGCCCCTGCTTCAATAAGTTTAATGTTGGACTTACAACGATTAAAATGGTTGTCCTGAAGAGCTGCAAAAGTTACCTGAGCTCCAGAATTAGCCATAGCTTCAGGAAAGTCAGGAAGAGGAGCCCAATTGAAGAATTTCATTTCCCCTCTATCAATAAATGATTTAAGAGGCAAAGGATGAGAGCCATAAAAATGCCAATTAAAATCAGTACGGGTTTTAATAATTTCGGGAACAACCTTTTCAAAGTCATCTTGCTGATTTACACGGTTGAGAACGTCGACGTGTGTACCAGATGCAAAAATTGCAATGATAGGCTTCTTCTTATTCTTTTCAAACTTCTTTGTGAGATCTCCAAGATTATAGTAACGATCAAACCACCACTTCATTAGATAGTTAGGCAATGTTGATACGTTTTTGTTACCAGTCTTATCAATCAAATAATCTCTAAAGTAGTCACACGTAACAGTAACTTCATCCATCATAGAAATAATATCCATAATGTTTTGTCTAATTTCGGGCGACGTAAATGCTTCTCTGTTTCTGTTATAAAGAGGAATATCTTCACCAAAGACTACGTCATCAATTTCATAAATTAATTTAAGCCTTTTATTTTGTTTTGATATCTCTTTGAGGACTTGAACAAATTGCTTTTGCTGAAGTGTTGCTTGTCTTTGG